GCCGTTTTCTGTGGATAAGTCTGTGGATAATTTATGTATAACTTTTAAAAGGTGGCCAATCTGGCCACAAAAAGGTGGCCAAGTTGTCACAACCCCCCCTGGAGAGCCTTATAAACAAAGGCCAAAAATGCCCTTTCATAAGATCTAAGATATATATATATAATAAACACCGAAAACAAAATGTAGTTAGTGTTAATTCATAAGCGTCTTTTTTTATAATTTTTTTTAAAATAAGATTAAGATTAAGAAAAAGAGCAGATTTATTAAAACGAATTTAAAGCTGATTTAAGAGGTTTTTATTTGTACCCGCTACTATCCCACCAAAAAGGAAATAGCTCTTTGATTTGGCCTATAGAATCCCCTCAGATAGAGAATCTGAGGAGGGTTTTAAGTTCTCTTGCAACATTTTATCTTATTTAGATAAAAATAGCATTTAATCGCTTCGTAATTTGAACCACAATATGTGATCGTATGTTTAAAATCATTAAATTTAGTATCTCTTAATAATTCTCTTGCCAAGTCTTTATGCTCAATATGAGTAGACAAGGTTTTCATGGTACTAAGAAATCTTGATTTATCATGATAATATTCAGTTGATTTCATCCGAATCTTCCAGTGTTTCTATTGAATTTTTAAGCCACTTAAAATAATTTAACTTTTCAATGGCCGCTTTTTTCATTTTTTTCATTTTTTTTTATTTTTTTCATTTTGCTTAACCTCTATCCAAGTCTGATATATTTCTGATGAACCCCATGCGGCAGTAGGTGCAATAGGTGCATTATTATATAACCATTCCACATACTTTGGTAATAGATGTATATTTAAATCATCTGCGCGTATAACAGATTCTTTTAGATCATTGGAAATAACAGCTTCTAAAAAACTACCTACTGGCCTGCCAAATTCTATATAAGCTTGCAAACTTTCGATACAATTTTTAAAATGCTCTTCTATTTCAGTGTCCGAATGATTCCATCTTACATCAGGAAGAAAATTAAAGTTTAGCATATGTTGATTCATAATTTCTTCTCTTTTGCAATTAGTGCGTCTATTTGTTTTAGTTTTTTTATCCAGCCTTTTGCTTTTTGTTTGGCTCGTCTTATGAAAATGTCTTCTTTTTTCTCGAACCAAACTTGATCTCTGATTTTTTCATATTGTGTTTTCATTTCATTCTCCTATTTTTTATTTGAATAAGTTGCCGTGTGCAAAGTTTGTAAATCTTCTCCGTCCTCGTCACACATTACGATTGTAAAACCTAGTTTTTTGTATTCTTTGCAGCTTTTTCTAAAAGCTTTATAATCATCATTCTCAATAATTTCCCAACAATTTCCACAATCATAATAAGCTTTTAATGGCCTTTTTAAGGTCATCGAATTTCCAACCTTGATCTTTCTGTCTCTGGTATATCTTTGGTTGGTCTTCACCTGATATTCGTCCATCTACCATTAATGCCTTTACAAAATCATTCCAATCCTGCCGTCTTTCTTGTGTCGTTTCTTTTGTCCATTCACCTTTAAATTCTTCTTCTTCTTTCTCTGTTATTTCTTTTAATTCTTTGCGTAATTTATCAATTTCATCTTGGTTATACGTGCCACATTCGCGGGCTATCGCACAATCTTTTATTTCTAATTCGTGGTAAATTTCAAATTTTCTATCTGTCAATGTTTTTGGTTTATTTCTTTGTTCTTCCATTTCTCTCCTTTCTAATTCATCAGTATATGGGTTATAGCCTTCTCCACCTTCATTCATTCCATCATCCCAAGCCTTTGCTTCGGCCTGTAATTGTTTATCTGTTAAATTTTTCATTTCATTCTCCTGTTTAGTTTATCCTAAAATCCTGTAATCATTTATGATTACGATGTCAGTATAAAGTTTATAAATCTACCTGTCAATAGATTATTTACAATTTTGTAAAGTTTGTTCAAAATGAGTATTTACATAAAAGTAAAAAATTACTTGACAGCTGATTGTATCGATGGTAAAATTTATTAATGGCTTATTCAACGATACCAGATCGCCCCTTTAATGTAGTTCGTCTGTCTGCATTTGCGGAGCGCACAGAAAGTTGGTATAAAAAGCTAAACGATCTCCTGGTAGGAAAAAATTATCAACAATTGCTTGATTGTCTCGACGATAGAATTCTTGATCTCGAAAGAGAAATAACTAAAGTGAAGACTTATAAAAGATTTTTTCAACATACGGGTTTAACCCTGTTATAAAAAAAGAATTTACTTATTTCATATAATTGTGATAAAATCCATGCATGGAAGTTACAACATATAAAAAAGATACTGTACGTCGGATGGCAGGTCACGGCATGAACCTGGAAATGGTAGCCGCGGCTTTGGGTGTATGCGAAAAAACATTTATAAACTGTAAAGAACTCCATGATATTTATAAATTAGCTCAAATTGAGGTCATAGAGAAAATCGGAGATGCGCTACTCACCAAAGCGGCAGAAGAAAAAGATAACGTTCTCATGATTTTTGCGCTCAAAACTCGGGGAAGATGGCGAGAACAGTCTTTTATTACGCTAGACGATTTTGAGGGCTCTTATGCAGATAAGAAAAAATGTGTAGATGAAGCCCTGAGGGAGGGGCGTCTAAGCGTCGAGAATTATCAAAAAATTAGTCAGGCGATAGCTGATCAATATAAAACTGAGGAGATGGAAGTTCGCTTGGCAAAAATAGAAATGCAGCAAAAACAAAGTGGGGTACAATTTCGACCCCGGGAAGACGATAAATGAGCGTAATAGCTTTACGTGAATATTCAGATAATATTCAAATCGCGAGTGATGGTCGAGGGGTGACATCAGATAGAATACTGACTGATGTGGCCGATAAGATTTTGGAAATTGATGAATGGGTTTTAGGTATATGTGGATGGGGGGATATCGTTCAATTATTTAAGATTGAATTAACGAAAGAAAAGCAATACAAATCTATCACTTCGCTACAATCTTACGTAGATCTTATATATGATTTTTATTGTCAAAAAAATCTATCGTTAATGAGTAATGAGGTGTATATCTCGACGTTTTTGATAAATAAAAAGACTGAGAAAATTTATAAAAGCATTGGCGTAGAATGTTTTGAGATTGATGGTTATGATGCTATCGGCTCAGGTCAAGAAATTGCATTGGGCGCATTAGCTGCTGGTGCGACCCCCCATCGCGCTGTTGAAATCGCCTGTGAATATCTCCCAGATTGTGGAGGTAAAATTCAACAGATTAGGATTGAAGGGAAAAAAAGACCGTATGTTGATTTCGATAAAGAAAGGTTGGAAGCAGAAATGCGCCGAAATATTTACTCAGAAAAGACAAAATCATGGCAAAGCGAGCCAGTGAATTTAAAAAAATAAGAGGATAAGATATGAGAACAATTACGTGTGATCATTGCGGATTGACCGCGCCGGTCAATCATATAGACGGAGAGCCAAACGATTCTTTTCATTCTGCTGTAGAAATTAATAATTTTACTCACACAATAACATTGCAAAATCTAGATTTATGCCCTGATTGTTACAAAAGACTAATGGAAAAATGTCGGCGATTTATTGATGAATGTTACCAAAAACATCAGGTGAGAGTAGAGAATAGCGAAATAATAGAGATATAACTGATGACAAATTTACAAACCATAGAAGCTGTTTTAATTATAATTGTAATTTGTATAATATGTTTCTGTTGGTGGGGTAATTGGCGTAATTAATTAAAAAGAGAGAAATAATAATGCCAGCAAAAAGTAAAAAACAACAGCAGGCGATGGCGATAGCTGAACACGAACCTGAAAAACTTTATAAAAGAAATATCGCGCTTAAAGGTATGACAAAAAAACAACTCAGTGAATTTGCATCAACTCCTCGCAAAAAATTACCGACAAAAGTAAAACAGAAACCGCGCAAGAAAAAGAAACGAAAAAAATAATGTCCAATTTCCTTTCTCGTCTTGCAATAGCAGAACAGAACTCAAATACTGCAAGCACTCAAGATATAGATGCCAATTTTAAAATTAAAGAGATTGCTTTTTGTAAAGCTACAAATGCGGGGACATATAAACCATCAAAAACTGCTATGCTCTTTCATCAAGATGAATCAGATATAAAGGTAATCATGGGGCCATATGGAAGCGGCAAAACTTCAATGTGCTGCATGGATATTATATTTAGAGCATGCCAAATGCCGCCATGTTTAGATGGTGTCAGGAGAGCTAGGACGATAATTTTACGAAATACATTTGATCAATTGAAAAAGGGGATTTTTGATGTATGGTGTTCATGGTGTGATAATCTAGGCCACGTAAGAAAAACAAGCGGCAATCAATTATTGGCTAAACATCTTTTTAATGATGGTTATGGATTGGTCGAACTGGAGTTATGGTTTATCCCGTTAGACTCGATTGATGATATTGAAAAGCTTAAATCTTTCAATGCTACCAATGCCATCTTGAATGAGTTAAGCGAACTACCGCGCTCAGTGCTCGAGCATTTGCCTGCGCGTTTAGGGCGCTATCCGAAAAAAGATACTATTGATCCAAAATATATTACAAAAAAATATGATACTGAAATTGTTTTGCCAAATGGAAAAACTGAAATATTAGAATGCCCATATTGGCATGGAATTATTGCAGATACAAACCCGCCACCACTAAAACATTTCATATATACTATTTTTGAAAAAGAGCGACCGTCGAGTTATAAACTTTTCAAGCAACCACCGGGGTTATTGGTAGGAGATGATGGAAACGTAATAAAAGAAAATGGGCAGTATTATCCAAACATAGAATGTGATAATTACGGGATAGGATTGCCAAAGGATTATTATATTAAACAGGCGCAAGGAGCAACTCAAGAATTTATAAAAGTTTATTGTTTGGGTCAATATGGCACACTTTCCGAAGGTTTGCCGATATATCCTCAATACAATGATGATATTCACGCAATTGAAGATATACAATATAATAAAGACGAACCTATTTTAATTACACTTGACGGAGGCTTCACTCCTGCAGGTCTTGTGCAGCAATGTATTAATGGGCAATTGCGGGCAATTAAAGAATTTACAACTGAGCGCATGTATTTTGATGAGCTGATAAAGAATGTAATTTTGCCCTATGCAACAACTACATTAAAAGATTATGAGATTATATGGGTTTGTGATCCGGCAATTACAGAAAGAGAGGTAATGGCGGTAGATGAATTAGGAATTACTTTAATAAAGGCTTTAACCAATAACATTGAGCCTCGAGTACAAGCGATGATTGCGTTTTTAAATAAAATGGTCTTTGGTGACCCTGCTTTTTTGCTTTCAAAAGTGGGATGTCCTATTTTGCGGGAGGGTTTTAATGGCGAGTATAAATTCAAAAAATTGCGAAAAATAACTGATGAAATCGAGAAAGACAAGCCGAACAAAACACATCCTATTTCAGATATTCATGATTGTGGCCAATATGGGGCTTTACATTTTGGCGGAAATATGTTAAAAAAATCAGAAGTTGATACTGCCCAATTTACCGAAGCGCACTTAAGTAGCGGATGGACATAATTATGAACAATGAAATAGCCGTAATAGAAAATTCAAAAGATCAAGAGCGATTGGAAGATATTAAATATAATATTGATCAACATTTTAGCTTTTGGGGTGATAATCTTGATAGTGCCCGAGAATCAAAGATTTTTTTATATGGTGACCAATGGGATGATATGGTTAAATCCGATTATGCAGCATTAGGTAAGGTTATGCTTACAGTGAATAAATTGGCTGCTAATCAACGTAGAATGAGTGCGGAGGTACGGGCGGCAACTCCAGCATTAGAAGTTAATCCTACTGGAGAACGGACAGAACAGAATGAAAATAATGCCAACATTTGGGAGGCATATTTAAGAAAAGTTTTTTTAAGTTCTGATGCAAAACGGGCGTTTCAAATTGCATTCGACAATTCTACAATTGGAGGTTTCGGGGTTATTGAGGTTTTGAATGAATATAAAGATACAGTTTCTTTTGATCAAGAAATAAAAATTGTTTCGGGAGATGAACCAGAACGTTATGGTTTTGATCCAGCTGCAACAGAACCAACCAAATCAGACGGTGATTATTGTTTCAAATACAATACAATCTCGAAGAAAAAATTTGAAAAGATTTACGGATTTGAACCTCCAACCACGGAGGACATTCTCTATGAAAATAATCATTTTGCATGGGCTGATACTAATAATGTAACAGTGATTGATTATTATGAAAAAGAATATTTTAATGTGGAGCTTTATAAATTAAAAAATGGGAAAACAATTAAAGCCAAAAAATATAAAAAAATGTTAGATTATTTAGAAGAAAATCCCCAGTTCAAACATCCCGATCTAATGGAACAATTAGAAATTGTCCAAAAAAGAAAAGCGCAAGAATACGATATTTATAACTATGAAATTATTGCAAACAAAATTCTCAAAAGGGAAAAATGGGCGGGGAAAGAGTTAAGGTTTATTTATGTAGACGGTAATTCTTATCGCTTAGAGGGGGATCAACATATACAGGCATTTATTAAAGATGCTATTGATTCTCAAAAATTCGAAAATTATATAAAATCAGAAACAGTACAAAATATTAAAGATTCAACAAAAGAAGATTATATAGGGACGGAGGCTAACATCGCGGGCAATGAAAATCAATGGAAAGACAAAAGGCGCAGAAAGGGTATATTGATTGCTAAGCCTGATCCAATAACAAAGCAAATGCCATTAAAACAGCCTCCCTCTCAAATTAATCCTCAATTATTGGGGCTTGGAACAATAGCTGAAGAAGATATAAAGGCGACATTGGGTATTTTTGATTCTAGTCAAGGAGCAAACGGAACAGATTTATCAGGGAAAGCCGAAAATATACGAATTAATCAAGGTAATCTAAGTAATTTTACATGGATTGATAATCTTAATCGAGCTATTGAGCAAACAGGCAAATGTGTTATTTCACTATTTGCAAATTTAAATAAAGAACAGCATGTTATGATTCCTGGAATTGGAGAAGATGGAAGTTTTACAAGCAATGAGATTAATATTCCTAATTTAGCAGGAAAACTTTTAAATAATATTACTGAAGGGTCTTATGAGGTTTCTGTGAGCGCGTCGAGTGCCTTTGCAGCACAACGTGATGCGGAATATCAAAAATTGTTAAATTATGCGCAAGCATTTCCTGTTATGCAAAATGCTGTACAAGATTTAGCGGCTAAAAAACTTACTTCTGACATTTCAGCCGATGTAGGTAAACGGGCTCAGTTAACATTACCTCCGATAATTAAAGCAACTTTAAAAGATAATCCTGAACTGGCAAAGCAAGGACAACAAGAATTACAAAAGCAGCAGCAAATGCAGCAACAGAGTGTTCAACTACAGCAAATGGCTGCAACTCAGCAAATCCAAGATAATAAGATTGTAGCGATATCTGATCAAATTACTGCTTTAGCCAAAATGATGGATGCTCAAACAAATAGAGAGGAAGCACAAACTAAAGGAGTTATTGAGGCGGCAAGATTGCAGGCAGAAGAAGATAAGGCAGCCAGAGAAGAACAAACTGCAATTATTAAAACTTTGAAAGAAGTTAGATAAAACGTAGCGCAGCGCAACGAAGCAAAACGAAGTGCAGCGAAGCTCAGCAAAGCAAAGCACAGAAAACCAATTTCTGTTATAAACAAACCCAAATAAATCCCTTTGGGATTTATACCATAATGCACATATAAAACAC